CTCTAATTTGTTGAATGATAAGAAAATAAAAAAACAAAAAGAATAGAATTTTTAGAGATAATCTGTGAAAATCTCATTGATATTATTTTTGATTTTACGGTAATCAGGATAATCTGGGCCATATACTGTTAAACAATCTAAGTTATCCGCAAGTAGTGATATGTATGACCCATAATATTCTAATAAACCTCTATTTCCACGATTTGCTTTATCTCGTAAATAGTCCTCAATTATTCCATGGAAGTTAGATGCGACTGGTATTGTAAACCGTTGAGTCATTGTGTCCTTTTTGAATCTATGAGGTATTGAGTAAAATTGACCGTTACCTTCAACGTATTCTTGTAATTCATTCCAAATTGAATCAATCGAGTCACTTTCATATGCTGAGGAGTAAGCATTACTATGGATACTATCTAAGTTGCTATTAAGGTCTTGAAGTTCTTCGGACAAAAGATGAGACATAGTTTCTTTGTCGTCCAAAATTGTTTCTACAACAGATGAATCAATCGTTACATATTCGGGATGTCCTTGTTCAATGGCAATTTCGGAAAGAACTTCAGTTTCAGGACTAATTTGAGTATTTTCTAATGTGTTAACGATGTAATCTGCCAATATTTTATGATTCTTTGGATTCAATTCAGAAATAACGTCATTATAAACTGAGTCTGTTGTGTAATCAAACCAATTATCAAATTCACCATTTAGAATTTCTTCAACCATAGATCGAGATAAACCATTTCTTGGACTATCACAAAACAATTCTGCTAAGTCCGATTGGTCTGAAAGGTCTAAAAACACTCTACCATCTTCATCTATTTCCAAGTCAGTTAACTTATCCATTATGAATTGATTAAATTTCTGAGGACTAGATTTTTTTAGGAAAAGTAAGAGTTCATTTTGTATTTCTGAATCCTCAATGTCTAGTTGGTCTAAATAACCTCTTTTATCCAACACGGCAAAAAATGTTTGAAAATCTCCAAAAAAAGATTTGGCAAGATCTCCTCCGTTGTGTAAATCATCTATAAGTACTTGAAAATCCATATCAATAAATATAAAAAGGGACAAAAAAATTGTCCCTTTCATATATCCCTCTTACTTAAACTTATTTAGAAGTTTTATTTACGTTATAATACTTCTCTACAGTTTTTTTGATAGCGGCTTTAACACTTTCATTTTGTTGTTCTTTAGCTAATTGAGTTGTTGCTTGCTGCTGTTGTGTTTGAGGCTGTGACTGATTGTTTTTACATCCGCATCCCATAGTTACGATAATTTAATTTGTTTATGTTTATAAATAGTTCCTTACATTAATTATATTGCGTAAAGATATTTATTAAATAAAAAACTGATGAAATTTTCGATGACAGAAGGATTACTACTTGAGCAAGATTCAAATAAGGGTTACGCGGAAATGCTTGACGCAAAGGCTAACGTTCTTTATGAGTGGTTGATTGAAAATGGGGAAGATCCTGATGAAATTTCTATTTCAGATATTGAGCATAGGGGTTCTTATTATGACACAGACGAATTTGAGGTAAATGGTGTTGATGGAATTTTTGCGGTTGGAACTGAAGATGAGATGATTTCAAGTTCGACACAATATCTCAAAGACTACATAGATGAAATGGGGTATGAAGGGTTTAGTGAGTCATTTTTGGAACAATTTATTGACGAAGATGAAGTCGCAGAATACGCCAGAGATTTCTACGATCAGGATGTTTATGATAATCCTGAAAGTTATTTGGATGAAAGTAGAAGAATGTTATCTAGTCAACAAAAAGAACAAGTAGATATTTTTGAAATGAGAAAAGACCGACTCGGTAGAAGTATTGAACAATTCTTGAAGGGTTTGGGTGGAGAAAATGATGAATGGTACCGTGGAAAAATCAAAGAGTTGGAAGGGATTATTGAAGAATATGATGTGGAAATTGAAATGATAAAATCAGACCCTGATGGTGGTTTTCCTGAAGAATTAGTTAGTCAAGTTATTGATGATAATGTACGAGAGGTTAAAAGAAATCCTATGCAATTTATAGATGATTTTGGGTTAGAGGTTTCAAACTTCATCAATAGAAGGGAATTCATCCAAGAAGTTATAGATACTGACGGATACGGACACACCCTTAATAGATATGATGGAAACGCTGATGAGGTTTTTGTTGACGGAGATTTATTTTTCGTGATGAGAATTGATTAAAAGTTTTTAACCATTATTATTTTTATATGGGTAGAAAGAAAAAAATATCATTCCAATTAGATCCTGAATGGCTTTACAAAGAGCCATTGGATTTTGAGTACAACAAATATACCTTGTTGGACTATCTACAAAAATGTGATAAGAGTTTCGACAAGTTTGAACTATACCCAAATTTCGTAGAGTTGTCATTACATTTGGCAAACATTCAATCAATTTCCAAGGAAAATACACTTTTGTTAACGAACAAAAAGTTTGAATCACCCGATGATGAAATATTGGTTAAAGAATTGACTCCAAAAAAACCAAGAAAATTGAGTGATAAAGAAGAAAATGAATTGGATAAAACTCTGAAATTTTCGGCTCCAAAATTGTTTGATGCTTTCAATATTGCCAAATCAATTTGGAACATAGCATTTGAATCCATAGATTTATTTTTGAGAAAAAATAAAAACAATTTAATTGCGGGTTCAGGATATATCTTTTTTTATCGTAAATCGGAAGAAAAATTATATGTTTGGGAGTATGAGATTAAATCTGATAAGAAAGATAAATCCACAAATCGGACATATTTGAGTTTAATCTCTGAGGGAGCGGTTGATGAGAAAACACTCACAGAAATAATTGAAAGTAATTCAAAATGGAATGAAACTACATTTTATAAAAACCTACCTATATTCGAGATTAAATGTTCTCAAAATTTTCCTTTTGAAGAGACGATGGTTCCAATCATTAAGCGAAAAGTTATGTCTTATATTTTTCAAGTTGTAAATTTTGAAAAAATTAATAACTTTGACTCTACAGACTAAATTTATTATATTTTCGACATGAGTCTAAACAAGCGATGGGTAATTCTTGACCAATGTGTCTCTGCCCTAAAACAAGGTAAATTAAAAGAATATTTCGGTAAGAGTGATATGTTATATTTTGGTGATACAACTTGTGTCTCGATTTACAACTTACATGTTGAGGGAAAAACTGATGAAGAAATTATAAAATTAATCAAATTATAAAAATGGAAGTTATGAACAAAAACTTAATTAAAATGTTGAAGACCTCAGCCGAGGCAGATAAAGCGAAAGCACTTTTGACTTTGGACTTATTGGGTAACACTGGTGTTGGTATTGGAGACCATTCAACCAAAGATTTCTATAGTAACGCTGAAGAAGCATTATCAATGTTATCAGATGCTGATGACAGATTGGAGACCATCGAAAAATATTTTGGAAAGGGTTAAAAAAATTATAAAAAAAATAGAATGGTTTTTTGATATCTATTTCATTTGGATGTTGTATAATCCAAGAAATTATGACAGATACGTTGAATACATTGAAAAAAAGTGGGGGAATGACAATGAAGAATGAAATGGTAAACCATCCTAATCATTATGGTGGTGTGGACAATGCTTACGAAGTAATTAAAGTATGTGAAGCGTGGGATTTGGATAAAGATGCTTACTTGTTTAATGTTGTAAAGTATGTCGCTAGAGCTGGAAAAAAAGATCCGGCAAAAGAACTCGAGGATTTGAAAAAAGCCGCGTTCTATTTGGATAGAAAAATTAAAAATTTAGAAAAATGATAATTTGGTTAACAGGTCAACCTGGATCAGGTAAGACAACCCTATGTAGAAAAATGATGTTAAACATGGGTTCGGATGTATTTCATATTGATGGAGATGATTTAAGGGATTTATTTGAAAATAAGGATTACTCTGAAGTTGGACGTAGAAAGAATATTGAACTTGCACAACAAATCTCAGAATATCTTCATAACAAAGGTAAACACCTATTTGTTTCCTTAGTGTCTCCATATAAAGACCAAAGAGATAAGTTCAAATCAAAGATGGGTAATAATCTTATTGAAGTTTATGTTCATACATCAGAAATACGTGGTAGAGAAAGTTTCTTCGTACAAGACTATGAACCTCCAACAGAAAATTATATAGATGTCTGTACAGATAATATCACAATAGAAGAATGTATTAATAAAATCATGAATTTGAAACTATGAGTAAGGTTAATATACGATATAATACAAATGCAAGATCTGATAAAGATTTACATTGGAGAGTTCTCATCGATGGTTTTGAACATTTAGCGTCTAATGTTGTTATTAATTGTGCGAGTTATACAACTAAAGATATAATAGAAGGAGTTGGAGAGAAATGGCACATAACCTGTGATCCAAAACAAATCCAATGGATAGATAAAGAATGTATATTAATTTAATATAATGAAAAAAATTCACGTAGAGGGAGACCCAAAACTAAAAAATACTGGTGGAAAACAATATTCCATGCTCGTGGGGAGATATCAACCTTTTCATGACGGACACAAATGGTTAATGAATCAATGTCTTGAAGAAGGGAAAAATGTTCTTATTTGTATAAGAGATATTGAACCTGATGAAAAGAATCCATTCACGTCCCAACAAGTTTATAAAAACATTTCTTATGAACTTAAAGATTTGATTTCAACTGAAAGAGTTAAGGTCATGGTAATTCCTGACATCGAATCCATTAATTTTGGTAGAGGTGTTGGATATGATATTATTGAACATGTTCCACCTCAAGAAGTTGGAGATATTTCGGCAACAAAGATTAGAGAACAAATGAGACAAGAAGGAAAACTATAATGACAATAGAAACAAATAAAATTATTAACGGGGATTGTGTTGAGGAAATGGGGAAATTACCTGAATCATCTATTGATTTAGTTGTTACTTCACCTCCATATAACGTTGGTATTGACTACGATACTCATGATGATAATCAGAGTATGGAAGACTATTGGCAATTTACCGAAAATTGGTTATCACAATCATTCCGTATATTGAAAGATGACGGAAGAATTGCGGTTAATATTCCTTATGAAATTAACGTACAAGATAGAGGAGGTAGAGTTCTTTTTATGTCTGAATTTTGGGCGGTTATGAAAAAGGTTGGGTTCAAATTTTATGGATTGGTTGACCTTGATGAGAATTCACCCCATAGAAGTAAAACTACCGCTTGGGGGTCTTGGATGTCTCCGAGTAGTCCTTACATCTATAATCCAAAGGAGTGTGTTATATTGGCATATAAGAAAGACCGAATCAAGAAAATTAAAGGAGAACCACAATGGAAGTCGGAAATGGTAGACATTGAACAAGAGGATGGAACTTTTAAGACTAAAGCGGTTTATCAAGACGAAGATAAAAAAGAATTTATGTCTTTGGTTTATGGTCAATGGGAATATTTTGCGGATACTAAACAACAGACAAAGGCGACATTTTCAATGGATATTCCAGTCAAAGCGATAAAAATTCTTACCTATAAGAATGATGTTGTGTTAGATCCTTTCACTGGGAGCGGAACTAGTTTGGTCGCGGCGGAAACGTTAGGACGCAGATGGATTGGAATCGAACTTAGCCCTAACTACACTGAAGTGGCACGTACAAGAGTTAAACATTTTGTTGACCAAAAGAAACAAGGTGTACTAGACTTTGGTTAACATTTTATCACAGTAAACATAAAAAGGTCTACAAGACCTTTTTTTTGTTTATAATGATATTTATAAATAAAAATATTAATGGCGGAGATAATCATAAATGAAAGCCAATTTGAATTAATCAAAGGTGAATTTGAAAAGCAATCAAAATTAAAACTTGCTGAGGACAAGTGGAATAATTTTTCTGATGAAGAAAAAAACTTTGTTGTTGAATTTTTGAAGGTTACTCACCCTAAAAAATCAAAGTTATTAAAAGAAGCTTGGTACAATACATTGGGAGATATTGTAGGTATCTTTGACCCAACAGGTGTTGTTGACTTAGTCAATGGTATATCTTACTTAACTCAAGGGGAAACTTTATTTGGATTCTTATCGATTGTATCGGCAGTACCTTATGCTGGTGACGTGGTGGCAAAACCTGTATTAGGGGCTCTCAAATTAGGGGCTCCATCTGCCAAGGCTCTCAAAGCAGTATTAAAAACTGCAGAAGCGGGTGATACGGTCAAAGCGGGTGCGGATTTAGCTAAACTTGCGGACACAGGGGGTATTGCTGGAGCTTTTGTGAAAGGAATGGAAAAAGTCGGCCCAGCACTAAAAGACATCGTTCAAAGAGTTCCAGGTGGTTTTATGACAAGCGGGCTTAAAAATACTATTTTAGGTTGGATTGAATTATTCTCAAAGGCTGGTAGACAAGCTAAACAATCCAAACAAGTAACAAGTTATTTGGCGAGTAGATTACCGAGAATGTCACCTGCGGTTGCCGCCAAAAAATTAGAAGACTTATCGAAGGCTATAAAATCTTCACCTGGCGTTTTTACAGGATACAGAACAACGAAAGGATTATTTTCTTGGAAAACTGTTTTCGGTGGAATGCCACAATTAATGGGTAGAAATAAATCTGTTAGGGCACTTATGAGACAAAGTAAGTGGTGGTTAGGATTTTTGGATTACATTGGTTTAGGGAACTGGGTTGGACCTGATGAGTTGGTTGAAAAATTAGGTGGAGAAGAAGCTATGAGACGAAAGATGGAAGAGTACAATAAAACACCTGAAGCGGAGCAAAACTTCCAAGATGAATACGGAGCTGAAGAACCTCAAGAAGCTCAACAAAATCAAAGTTCGTCATCTACGGATAATAAATCAAATTCTCCTGATTTAGATCCTTTTGCTAAATTACTGAGAAGTCTTTTCACTGGACAAATGAACCCTTTACCAATATAAAACAAAAAAAATGAAAGAAGAATTTATTAAAAAATTAGTACAGATACAACTTCAATGGAAGTTTTTACACTGGCAAACATTTGGAGACGCAAAACACAGATTGTATGGTGAAATATATGATGGACTTGGAGACCTTATTGACGAATTTACTGAAGTTATGATGGGTAAATATGGTAGACCTGAGTTCGATCCTGAATTTGCTCTTATGTTTCAAGATATATCATCACTCAGTATCCAAAATTTTATGGATGGAATAACTGAATTTTTGGTGAGTTTTTCAAATCAACTTGATTCGAAATATGATACTGATTTGTTAAATATTCGAGATGAAATGTTAGCTTTAATAAATAAGTCGAAATATCTCATAACATTGAAATATTAAATTGGGTTGATTAGAGTTCAATGAAAAAAATATTAAAAGAGAGCGGAATAAGGGACATAAAAGAGTTAAGCAAAAGATATCCCAAAGCAGAAATTTACTTTCATCAAGACTTGGACGGTGTTACGACTGCCATTGCCATGAAGAAGTATTTGGAAGATAATGGTATTGATGTTGTTGATGCCCATGTAATTCAATATGGAGACAAAGAATTCGCGGTGAAGAAGAATGATGCTCAAGGAGACACAATGCCAGTTCTTGTTGATTTTGCTCATGGTAAACCGATGTTTGTTATTCACACTGACCACCATGATAGACAGGCTGGTGCCGAAGACACAAAATCCACCTCTTTTAGACAATCACGTTCAAATGTTGAGACATTATCTCAAGTAGTTTCGCCAAAAGAATTATTTCCATCTTCAGATATCCTATTAATCAGTACGGTAGATTCTGCGGACTTCGCTAGAAAAAACCTAACACCTGAAGATGTTGTAAATTATTTATACCGATTCGATAAAGAAAAATCTCTTCAATCTAATAAGATGTTATTGGGATTGGTTATAAACAAATTATTGTTGGCGTTCAAAAACAAACCAGGTTTCTTGGAAATGTTAGTTATGGATTCTGAACCTTCTTTGTTATCTATCCTTAACAACATTAAATCTTGGATGAAATCTACAAGTGCTCCGTCTCCTGAAGCATTACAAAAGAATGCTTCCGAATATACTCAACAAATGAAATCATTTCCAGTTGTAACGGATAATATTATTTTCCAATATGGTGGAGGTAGTATGTTCAAGCCTGGGTCATATGATAGATATACTCCTTATAAAAATAACCCTGAAGCGGATTTTTTGATTATGGCATGGCCTATGGGACTCGTTCAAGGATCTTGTAATCCTTTCAAAAAAGATAGGGAACTAAAAGGTGTTAATTTAGGTGAAATTGCCCAAGAAGTTTTGAGTAAGTGGGAAGACCAACTGAAACAAAAAACTGTACCACTTTCAACAATTAAGTGGGTGAGTGAAACTAGTGTGGGACCTGAAAGTGTTGGATTCACATTCAAAGATTTCAAAGCGTTGTATGGTGAAAAAATAATGTTCATGGAAAATGGTGAACAAATCTTAAATAAGATTGGATCCATGATGGAAAAACCTTTCAAGGATTTGACTGAAGACGAAATGAACCTATTAGATAAAATCGGTGTAAACGCTTGGGATTTAATACAGGCTAACTCAGGAGGGCACAAATGTATTACAAATATCTCAGGATTAAATTATCTTGGAAAAAGTACAAGACCTCCAAAGGGAGGTTCAAGATACGGAGAATCGGAAGATTCGCCAACTGTCAAGTTTACCAAAATGATTGCTAATCAATTTCAGAAGGTATTGAAGGAAAAGATTGAATTGTCTAAAACAAGTAATTGATAGTATCACCTGGTTTAATACCTAACTTCTGACAAGCACCTCCACGTAATTCTAATACAATATTTCCATTACCGCAATAAGATGGACAATCATCTTGCCGGCACGGAGGACAATCGTGATGAATGTTGACAATCACATTGTTCTTTATTATGATTATATCAAGGGGAATGATACAGTTTTTCATCCAAAAACATTGTTCTTTTCCTCCCATCAAAAACAACATACCTTGTTTGATGTGTGAAAATCTTTTACCCATCATTCCAATTCTTTGAGATTTTGGGTCGATTAATGTTGTAACTTCGAATCTGTGATTATTTATTGATACGTCCATAATTATATAAATACAATTTAAGTTGAAATGTACTCAGGTGTAATATTAAAATACAAGGATAAGTGTTTACTGTGTAAACGAAATGGTGAGGATTCGCATCCTAATCAATGGTTCATTCCTACAGGTAAAATTGAACGAGGTGAAACTCCACGGGAAGCTGCTGTTCGTGAACTATACGAAGAGACTGATTTTGAATTATCAGAGAACGATATTGATTTCATTGGAACAATTCCTGTAATCGAAGATGGTGTGAAATCTGATAAGGACTTTATCTATGTGTTCATATCTGAACTTACTGATGAAATATTACCCGACTTGGATTCGGCGGTAGACGGACATGAACATACCAAATGTGGATACTTCACATTCAAAGAAACAAAAAAATTGGGGTTGGAATCCAATTTACAAACAATATTGAAAAAATATTTTGAAGTAGTTTGATTTTTTATCAAACTTGTCTATATTTATAAAACTGAATCGAGAGATTCAACACCCCCACAAAAAGTTTCATTTTAGTTTGATATAATAAAATATTCTTACTATGTTTGTGAAACATTTGTCCCACAAATGAGAGTTCGAGAGAGAAGGAGTTTGTGGGACTTTTTTGTCTGAAGTTCTTAACTCGAAATATATCGCAGGATAGAGCAGTGGAAGCTCGTCAGGCTCATAACCTGAAGGTCGAAAGTTCGAATCTTTCTCCTGCTACATCAGACCGAATAGATTAAGTTTGGTCATCAATGTGGAGGGTCGTAAACCCTCTTATTTTTCTCACTTCCCCTACTAAAAAAAAGTAGGGGATTTTTTTTTATATTGTTGGGATTTAATTATATTTGTAAAACAAACGACGAAGATATGAACATGGCATCCCACAACATCAAGATTCAACACGAAAAATTTGGAATCCTTTTGAATGAGACCTTTGTGAATGGGACTCAGTTCAAGTTGTTCCTTAAAATGATTCAGGGAAGTATTGAGTTGAAAAACGATTTGACTTTCTTTAATGGTGTGGATTTTTTTGTCCACGTACCTTACAAACATTTGGTGGAATCAATCATTACTACAAATGTGGATACTTATACACTAGCGGAACATCTTATCAACAAATCTAAAATCGAGGCTGAGGTAACAAAATGATAACTATCGAAAAAATAAAGAAATGGTCAAAAGAACATCCTAACGGGGGTGGTAGAATGACAAACATCTTCAACCGTAAATACGAGTTATCTATTGTTGGAGGTAGAAAAGGTCTTTATGGGGATTTCGAAAACACTTTTGAGATTGCGATATTCGATACTCAAGATCGTAGATTCATCACCAGGTTCTTTTTTCCTGAAAATGGACATGATGTTGTTGGTTATGTGAGTGGGAAAGACTTGGAGGATTTTGCTAACATGATTTTCAGAAACGATGATTTCCAAGTTAGATGAAACTTGGTGGTGGACGCTTCACAAACCTGTGAGCCCAATTAAAGGAGACTTCGGTCTCCTTTTTTTATTTCCAGTATTCTGCGTTTTTTGTTTTGTTGGTAGGCAGAATGTTCATCGAATTTGTATGTAAAGATATTGCTGGTTCATCAGAATAACTTAAACAATACATTTGATGTGGTTCTACATCAAGGATTTGATGACCTTCACCAGAAGATAGTATTAAGTATTCAGAATCCAATGACGAAAATTCATCTTCAGACATAATTGGGTTATCGGTTCCAACACTTAGTTCACATTGGTCTTTTATTCTTTTATTCCAAGTTGCGATAAAAACAAATCGTACAACAACTTCATCGGTATCGATCTCCCCTTGTCCTTCACATTCACTACATTCTACTTGTCCGTTCACATCACATTCATCACATTTTACAACTCCTCTACCATAACATTCGGGACAATCGATTCTCTCTTCTCCAAAACATTCATCACATTCTTCATCTGAATTTGAGTCGCAATATTCACAATCTATTTCTCCTTCACCTTCGCAGTTTTTACACTCGATTTCATGGGTTCCACCACAATATAGACAATTCATCTCACCAGCTCCTTCACATTCTTCACAAGTTTTCGAGTATTGTTGTTCGGATGGGTTTGCCAATTCGGCAAATGATAAATTGTTTATCATTTTATCACCCATATCAAAACCTTTTGTCATTTTGTATGAGTAAATGTACAAGGTTAACTTGATTAAGTTGTCTGGACCTAAATAACTAAAATAATCTGACTGAGATTTGGCAATTTTCTTTAACCTGAAATACAAGTCCTGAATCGAATCAAATTTTTTGATTGAATCCTCAAGTTTTAAGGTAATTTTTTTTAATTTCTCGTTCATAAATTAATCTACAGGTTCCATTTTGAAAGACATCGTAAAAATATGTCTTTCTTCGAATTTATAATCTATTGAATCTATCCAAGAAAAATCGACCAAATAATGTTCTGATTTTTTTATTTTTCCTTGTCTTGTTAAACCCCAACTTGAAATGTATTTGTTTTCGAACAATTCTATTACATGTTTGAAATCCGAAGGAAGTGAAACTGAATCGTGAGATATTGGCATTAAATAATCAAATTTAACATACAAAAAATATGCATAAAGATCCCTTTCGCCATCTTTTAATCTAAATACACTTTCATATTCAATATCTAAGTCTAATTCAAGTATTTCAAATTTGCCTGAAGATTCCATAGAAATCAAGTATTTCAATTTTTCTGCGAGTATTTTCTGATTGAATGCCATATTTCAATAAATATATTTAATTTTTTTTTAGGACAATTATAATTGAATTATAAAACTACATATTATGTCAATCAAAATTACTTTTACTGAAGAAGAGATTTTATCAACATCAAACTACTATGAAATGGGTAAGAAAGTCCATGATAGATTTTGGCAAGCAAAGAGGGACTTAGAAGGACCTCGAATTGATGATGAACATGTTGGTCTAACTATTAATGAAGATGGACTGGTGACCGCAATAAATCGTCCTGATGACTATGATACTTGTATTGTGTGTGGAAAGATAACTCCATACCTCAAAAGTACAAATATAAATCTTAGATACGGTTATATCGAAGGTGCTGGACAGGCTTGTCCTCACCCTGATAATTGTGATTAATTTTTTTTCTAATTCCTGATATATATGTAAAAAAAATACATATATTATAGATGGAAAAATTCAATCCCTATCACCAACACTTACTTGTTAAATGTTGGGCAACTAATCCTCCTAAACAAGAGGAAGAATTAAACAAATGGTTTATAAACTTGGTTGAAACGGTGGGGATGAAAGTTGTGGCTGGACCTACAAGTGTATATGTTTCAGATCCAGGTAATGAAGGATTAACAGGTACCGTGACTTTGGCAACTTCTCATGCTTCCATTCATATTTGGGACAATTTGGAAATACCGATGATTCAGTTCGACATTTACAGTTGTAAATGTTTTACATTGGAACAAGTCATGGATTGTTTCAAACCATTCGGACTTATTAAAGCGGAATGGATTATGATTGATAGGAACGATAAACCAACAATCATTTCAGAAGGAAGTTGGTGGAAAAAATAAGTGGTTAATTTTAACCACTTATTTTTTTTTATAGATTATTTTCTTTACTTTTAGGGGTTGAAACTCACTAAAAAAAAATATGAACAAATT